TGTTTATGCCGCTCAAAACCAAGATAAGTGTGGGGGAGGTGGCGACCCTTGCGATGACCCAGCCTATGCAGCGTCGAGGCCCGGTGAGTGTGGCGTAATAAGTGGCGACCCTTGCGATGACCCAGCCTATGCAGCGTCGAGGCCCGGTGAGTGTGGCGTAATAAGCGGTGATCCCTGTGATGATCCAGCCTATGCTGCCGCTAACCAAGCCGAGTGTGGCGTTGTAGTTCCGTCCGGCGGTGGGGGCGACAGACGCGACAGCGGTTTTGGTATACTAAATGTTAAACCGGGACCTTTGGTAGATATAGACTACCTGTACGACATAGGCGGTCCAAGCATATTCGCACCTACAATGGAAGAAGAGGAGAAGTATAACCCTCTCGGAATGTATTCTCCTTACGCGGAAGGTGGTATAGTGCAGGACTATGATATTGAAGGACTTATTAGGTTCTTAGAGAGCCAACGAGGTTAACATGGCAGACGCCTATATCCCAAGATTTAGAGCAGAGCGTGAGGTTGTACCGGGCACTTACGACCCTATGCGCAGGCCGGGCAGTAGTGGGCAGCGGTACTTTAGCGACATTACCTACGCTAACCCTAATATGGCTCCCAGAGTTTTTGATCCTGAAGCGGCTGGCTACGAAACACAGGCTGCCTATGATACTCGCTTTGATCGTTCTATGGACGCTGCTATTGACGCCGCTAGAGATGTAAATAGAGCGCAAGCAGCCGGATTACAAGCACTTAACTTAGCTAACCCTGCTAGGCAACAGCGCCCTGCTACTTTTTTACCGGCTGCCGAAACAGCCGGAGGTATGGCCACAGTAGAAGCAAACCAAACAACTGGGACACAAAGGTTCTACGATTTATTGCAGCAACTAACGCAAGGCGCACAGCAAAGACCGTATGGTACAGGTATTGCGAGCGATATGGGTACAACTGGCGGGACTACAGGAACAACAGGAACAACAGGAACAACAGGTTTAATTACCGCGCAAGATTTTCAAGGCGGTCCTGATGCAACATTTGCTTCTAGTGGCGACCCTCTTTTGGACGCATACCGGCAGGCGTTTTACGGTGCTAGAGAAGGCCAATACAGTACTGATGCGCTTAAAGATAGCATACAAGCAATAGCCGCACAAAACCCCAATATCGATGTGGTTGACTATTTGCTTAATTATGGAATTGACCCGGGCGAGCTGTATATTTCTGGCGCGGGTTCTGTTGCGGGGGAAGACTCTGCTCTTTATCAACAGCTCTTTGGTGGTCAGTATTATGGCCCCGGAGGACAGGGAACTTTTGATATTGCTAGAGTATACAAAGAAGCCTATGACAAAAATCCTGACGCTACCGTGTTTGATACTTCACTGAATCAAGAAGTTGGTCTTTTCAAACAAGCGCCTCTTGGTGGGCTAAGCACATGGAACCCAAATAGAAACACGTACGAACTTTCTTACATCCCAAGTCTTGCAGAGGTTAGAGACCAATATGGGCTAGACACGGCCCTAAAAGCCTCTTTGGGTATGATACAAAACGCGGGTTACTACTCTACTGACTTTGACAAAGCCGCAGAAATCTTAGGCGTGCCAGTAGAAACAATCCTTGCCGAAGCGGAAAAACGCCCTGAGTATATTGTAACTAGTCAAGACGAAAATTTTGTACGGGTGTACACAGGCGACCCTGCTGATTTCGTACCGCAAAAAGAGGGCGAAAAATTATCCAGAAGATACCTTGGCAATAACAAAGTGCAGTATTTTTCGCCCACCAGTGATGTGTTCCAACAAGATACAAACGGATTTGCACAAGGTGGACTTGCTAGTGTAGCACCAAAAGGCATGTACTTAGGCGGAAGTACTGATGGTATGGCAGATCAAATTCCTGCCACGATAGACAACAGGCAGCCCGCAGCGTTAAGCGATGGAGAGTTTGTAATCCCTGCTGACGTAGTTAGTCATTTGGGAAATGGTAATTCAGATGCCGGTGCTAAGCAGCTCTACGGCATGATGGACAGAATACGTAAGGCCCGTACGGGCACTACTCAACAGGGTAAGCAAATTAACCCTAATAAATTTTTAGCATGAGGAAAGAATCATGGCTGATCCAGTAGGCAGTCCCGCTAGTACGACAGAATCCTTAGCCGGTTGGGCCGCTCCTTATGTGACGGGCATGCTAGGTAAGGGCGAAGCTTTGTCCAATATGGGTTATCAGGCGTACACAGGGCCTTTAACTGCGGGGCAATCTGAGCTTCAAACCCAAGCATTCCAAGGACTAGGTGCTTTGAACGTGCCTACTAGTAATATGGGGGCTATTGGCGCAGGAGGTAGTTTTACTTCTGGCACTACGGCGCAAGATTACATGTCTCCTTATATAAATGCCGCGCTAGAGCCACAGATAGCAGAAGCTCAGCGCCAAGCCGAAATACAGCGGGTGCAAAATGCGAGCAGGCTAGGTAAAGCCGGGGCTTATGGTGGATCACGCCAAGCTATTATGGAGTCCGAAGGACAGCGCAACTTGCTTAGAAACCTTGCCGATATATATGGTACAGGTATGCAGCAGGCGTACACTCAGGGTATGGGGCAGTTTAACGAAGAAGCGCGCCGACAAATGGAAGCTCAAGACTTAACTAACCGTTATGGTCTGCAAGCTTTGACCGCACAACAACTGGGCGGTGGGATACAGCGAGACATCGAGCAACAAGGCGTTGCGGCAGACTACGCGCAGTTTAAAGAAGAGCGGGACTTCCCATACAAGCAGGTTCAGTACCAGCAGTCGCTCCTCCAAGGGCTGCCAGTTTCTGCGAAAGAGTACAGTTATGTTGAGCCTAGCGATTTTGCAGAAGCGTTGGGGTACGCAGATGTATTAGCTCGGATATACGGCGAGCTTACAGGCGGTTAAGGTTAATTTAAAGAGATTATCATCATGGCTATGACAGGCGGCATTGGATACGAAATTGACCAACTAACTAAGTTGGGCGTACCTGAACTCATGCGCAGGCAGAGTGTAGACCCTCAGTTGAAGTACGCACTTGCTTTGCAGGAAGCTACTAAGATGGTGGAGGCTGCTGCTCGTGAACGCGACATGGCTCAGCAAATGCCTATGCCTGCTGATGTTATTGGTCAGATGGAAACTAGTCTAGCCAAGCGTTTAGCGCCGGGCGTACAGCAACAAGGCCAACGTAGCATGGAAATGCAAAACCGTGCTGCTATGGGATTACCCGGACAAGCCGCTCCTAACTTAGCTCGTATGGCTATGGGCGGTATTGTCGGCTATCAAGATGGCGGTGATGTTATGGGTCCTCCTGAGCCTAATCTCTACCAACGCATGGGGCAAGGACTTAAGAACTACGGCGCTAATGCCCAAGAAAGCATGGATATTCTAAGAGCGGCTAAAGCTGGAGTCGGTGTACCGTATGAAGAACGATCCGCCGCAATAAAACAAGTGCGTGATGAGATAGCTGCTCAGAAGCAAAACAGAGACCCTAATTTTATAGAGCGTATGGGTCAGAAGCTTATGAACGCAGGGCTTAACGTAGAAGAAAGCAAATCAATCCTTAAGAAGTTTTACGATACCTTTGGTAAAACCTACGAAGAAATGTCTAACGGAATGGCTGCTGGCGGTATTGTTGGGTATAAAAAAGGCGGTGACATAGACATAGACGCACTGCTTGATTCCCTTATGATGGCGGAAAGTGGTGGTGACCCTCGTGCAGTAAGTAGAGCAGGGGCCGAAGGCGCCTACCAAATAATGCCTGCTACTGCGGCTCAACCGGGCTTTGGCGTACGTCCTATGGAAGGTAGTCGATTTGACCCCGAAGCTAGTCGAAAGTTTGCTAAGCAATACCTACAAGCGATGCTTGATCGCTATAACGGCGATGTTGAAGCTGCATTAGTTGCCTACAACGCTGGCCCGGGCAATGCTGATAAGTTTGTTGCTGCGGGTAAAGACTACGATGTCTTACCAATGGCTATGCAAACGAAGCCCTATGTTGAACGCGTTATGGGCGAGATGCCGCAAGCAGATGCAGGAACCAAGATAGACGTACGTCCGGGCGAGTCTTACTCTCAAGCGCGTCGCCGCACAGACCAAGAGCGTGCAAACCGTGCGCTGGCTGCGAGATATGCTACTGTGCCTGAAAAGCAAGAAACCGAGATGTATGAGCCTAACCTTGGAGACGCTTTAGCAGTTGCAAAAGCGCAAACAAAACTACGCGGTGGCCCTGAAATGAATATGGGTGAAAGAGACCCACGTTTTTCTGATCCTGCCAATTACCTCCGCGATATGGGTGCAAAACAAGAAGACGATAACAGAACGCGGTTTGCACAAGCATTCCCTAGAGCCGAGCAAGCAGTTGCTGATTATGCAGAAGATAAAAAGCTAGGTGGTCTAGGCGCACTACGAACTGTGGGCAGGCTACAAGAAAATCGCCGTAATGCGTTTTCTCAGGCTTTCCCTAAAGCTGCACAAGCTGCGGCTGATTATGCAGCGGATAAAGAAATGGGAGGCATTGGTGCTTTACGCGTAGCTGGTCGTTTACAAGAGCAGCGCGAAGCAAACGAAATGGCTGAAGCTGAGCGTGTGCTAAATTATTTAAAGCAGCAAGCCCAAATGCAACAGATGCTAGAGGACATTGATCCTGCCGCTGATGTACAAGGGTTCAAAGATGGTGGGGGCGTTACAGGGTTCCTCCGCGACTTGATCGCGCCAGAGCGTGAATCTTTAGAAGGAATTGATCTATCTGTAGTCAGCGAAGAAAACCCTTTAGCGGAGGCTGGTATGTCTCCCAGCGAGCTTATAGAGCCTTTCAAAGATGACCCAGTGGTAGCAACGGCAAATCTTATTTTAGCCGCGTACGGCGGTCCTACGCTTTTAAGAATGACAAGCAAAGCTTTACAGCCCATAGTCAAGAAATACGGTCCGGCAGCAGTACAAAGAGCTAGAGACCTCGCTGTAAAAACTGTGACTACTCCTAACCCAGCTAAGCAAAATTATGACAAAATACTTCCGGGTTCTTTCCCGATTAAACCTTTTAAAGGGCCTGCCCGACAGTTTAGCCCCGGAAGGACGGCTGTTACTGGTGCGCTTGGAGCTAAAGTAGCAGAGGCTATTATAGGCGAAGAACCTTCGGTAGCTCCCACAGATGTTACTGTGCCAACTGAAGCAGATATATTCCGCCGTGATGCCCCCGCAGGTTTTGTCCGTGCTATAGATGCGAACGAGGGAGAGCAAGCAGCGCTAAGAGCTATGTTCCCTGACGCTCCTGAAATGACAGCAGAGGAAAGGACAGCCGAACGTGCAAGGATTGCAAGAGGAGGAGGTGATAGGACCACGCGACGTGGTGCAGGTCTTGCCGGTTTGTTGGAGCAAGCCAAACCTTTTGCGGATAAGGCATCGGATATTGCTAAAATACTTGGTAGAGGTGCCGGTGCATCTAAAGGTTTTGAAGTTGCTAAGATTGCCGAAGAAAGCCGCAAGATAGATCAAGCTGAGCAAGCCCGCCAAGACAGAAAAGAAGCGCTAGAAGCAGAGTTAGGTGTAAGACGTGAACAAATTGCTGCTACTCAAGCAGCGGCACAAGCGGCGGCAGCGGCTAGACTAAACCAAGAACAAATGGCTCAACTTACTGAGTTCTTAACTGGTGAACAGTATTCAACTGCTGCTTTCCAAAAAGCTAAAGAGTTAGGTGTTGACGTTTCAGACCCACGTGTAACACAAGCTTTAGAGCCACTGGTAAGAAACTTTATAAACTTACTTAAGCAAGGTGTTGGCGGTATGGGCGGTTTGGAGGCGCAGTCGGGCCTTTCAGCAGAACAAAAAGCTAGCTTACAAGCATTCTTAGCCTCTTAGTAACAGGTATAAAATATGTCTGACCTAGACCTTGTGATGCAGGCTTTTAACAAAGCTCAGGCAGAAGGGAATACCGAAGCGGCTAAAAGTTTTGCCCAAATGGCGCTAGACCTAGACGCACAGTTTTCACTGCCTCCACTTCCAGAACCCGAAGTTGGCGTAGGTGAAGCGTTTAGTACTGGCTTTGAGCGGGGCGTGGGTCGGCTTGGTTCCACTGTTACGGACATCATCCCTGCGTTAGTGGGAAGTGCCGTAGGCGCCGAAGATTATGCCCAACGCCAATTCCAAGAGGCTGCCGAGAAAGAGGCAGCTTTACCTGCTCCTGTATTCTCAAGTTACAAAGACGTAGAGGGAGTAGGGGACTTTACCAAGTTTGTTGCCGAGACTATTGGTGAGCAGATTCCTAACCTTGGTGTAGCACTGGCTACTGCTCTTACAGGTGGTGCAGCTGCTCCTGTGTTGGGCGCTACCCGTGCAGCGGGACAGTTTGCTGGCGCCGCCTTTGGTTCGTACGCACTTAACGCCCCTGAAATATTCCAGAATATATACGAAGAAACCGGAGAGACTGCACCCGGTACAGCGTTGTTGTTTGGCTCCGCTGCTGCAGCACTTGATTCAATCCTTCCTGCTGCTTTAGCTAAAAATATGTCTGCTCCTGTTAAAGCAGAAGTAACGAAGAAAATACTAGAAAGATCAGGCATGAAGCCAAGTGTGCTTCGTTCGGGCACTGCGGGACTAATTAAAGGTCTTGGCACTGAAGGTCTTACAGAAGGCGCACAAGAAGCTATCAGTATTGCTGCTGAAAGACTCATCGACGAAAACCCAGATATATTTGGTAGTAAAGAATTTGACCGCATCATGGAAAGTGCCGTGCGTGGCGCTGTAGCTGGTGGTGGCTTTGGTACTGTTGGCGGCGGGATCGAAGGCGCTAGAGAAAAGGGCGCTAGAAGGCAACGGCTAGCTGATCTAGAAGAATCGCGTAAGCTTAGAGATGAAGCCAATAAGCGTATAAAGCTAATGCAGGGGCAGCTAGAGCTGCCGGGCATAGAACCAGTTAGCCCTCAAGTATTAGAAGCACAAATAAATGCAGAAACTGCACGGGTAGAGGGTGCAGGTGCGGGCGCCCCCGTAGTTTCAAAGATAGCCGCATTAGAACTTGCGCGACGCCAAGGACTCGACGTGCCTGCGGCGGGATCATTTGGCTCTCTTAATGCTGAACAAAAGAAAATAGTAGAAGATGTACAAAAGCAAGAAAGTGAGCGCATTCTGTATGAAGATGCTGCTATAGAAGCGGAGCGTCAGGGCGTTGCGTTTGACACTACTAAATCCATGGGAGAACTTTCTACTAAAGAACTTGATATACTGGAAACTGTACGGCAACAACGTATAGGTAGGTACGGAAGAGACCAGCAGCGGTTGTTTACTAGAGCAGGAGAACCAGCTCCTACTATAGAAAGGCAGGCGAAAAAAGCGGAAAAAGAACAGGCTGCTATAGACAAAGCTGCAAAGCAAGCGGCGAAAAAGGCGGAAAAAGAACAGGCTGCTATAGACAAAGCTGCAAAGCAGGCGGCGGAGAAAGAACGTAAACAACTACAGGAGGCAGAGCAAACTGCATTTTCTTTCGAACCCAATGCAGAAGAACAAGCTATAGCGGAAGCACAACGTGAAGCTGATATACAAAAAGAAGCTGAAGCTATAATCGAAGCGCGTTATGCGGACACAAAGGATAAAGAGGGCGCTGACTTAAAATTACTACGCCCCACTAAGGATGTTATAGCAGCAGAAATAGCAGCTGAAGCAGACATAATACGCAACCGCCTTCCTGCGGAAGAAGCTAGACAAGGTGATATATTTGCTGGGCTTCCCGGCGAACAAACCCGTGCGCCTAGCGTGGGCAAAGACCTAAATGACTTCTTAAAAGGCCAAGGGTTACCAGTTAACGCTGCCACTAAGAAAGCATTTGCAGGTCGAGACTTGGCTGTGCCCGAGCAGCGCGCTCAAGTAGTAACTGATCTACGTACCGTAGCAGAGCGCAGTAAGTCCGCTGCTAACATCGACGCTATTGATAATGTCATACAGCAACTTGAACCTACCGCCGCTGCACCTGTTGTAGAACCTGCGCCTGTTGCTGAGCCTGCTGTTGAAGCTGCACCTGTCGCTGAGCCTGCTGTTGAAGCTGCACCTGTCGCTGAGCCTGCTGTTGAACCTGCGCCTGTTGCTGAGCCTGCTGTTGAAGCTGCGCCCGCTCAAGAAACAACTACGAAACCTGCTGCGGTAGAGGCAAAGAAAAAACCGACTGAGGATGATATACCGCAACAGGGTGTTCAATTTTTCCCTAATGGTAAGATTACTGACATTGGTATTAAACAGCTGGCGATTGCTCATACAAAAAATATGAGAAAGCCTAAAGCGCTGCGCGATTCTGGTATAACCGAAGCGTTTAATTGGTTTATGAATGAAGATAACGCCAGCGTTACAGAAGCGAATTTAGCTGCATATCAAAAAGCCGTTGATGCCTTTACAATGAACGCGCCCGTCTACAAAGGTGTAGCGTTTAGCCCAGAGATAAGTCAGCTTGCAACGCGCGGACGACTCGCACCTTTACTTAACAAATTGATTCCTTCACAGTCTCCAGAAATACAACGCATCTTACGTAAAATAGCATCTCAAAACCTACGTACTCGCATTGTTGTTGGTGCTACTCCAGAAGGAACAAGCGGTTTTTACGATGCGGCCACTGATGTAATTACGCTGAACCCAACTAGCGGTATGAACGAGCATACGGCTTTACATGAAACCGGCCATGCCTCACTAGCGCAGGCGCTCAACGATCCAAACTTACAAATCACTAAAGATTTCTTTAAGTTCTTTTCTGATATAAAGACGCAGATGGGCGATGCCTATGGTGGGCAAAACCTACAAGAGTTTGTAGCCGAGCTGGTAAGTAATCCAGAATTCCAAGCGTTACTTAAGCAGATCAAAGCGCCACAGAGTAAGACCATGTGGCAAACGATTATGGACTCGATTGCTAAGTTCTTTGGATTCCGTAAAGAGCAGAGTGCATATGACAAGGGCCTAGACTTTATAGACAAACTCCTTGATGTGTCTCAGGGTGTAGAGCCTACGCTTACCGATAAACTGTTCTTAGGTACGCCTAAGATGGCAATGGATGCTACCGCTAAAATACTTACTGGCACTCCAGAGTTTGTGAGTAAGAAAGCCGACAGTTTAGGCAATGCTATATCTAGGATTTCTTCTGAGGGGGGCGGTGGACTAGCTAGCCGCGCGTTGAGCGCTTTACGCCTGCAAGATATGGCGCGCATGGCAGCGGAAAAGTTCCCTGAACTGAGTAAAAAACTCAAAGCCTTACAGGCTGCTATACTAAGCAGGCAGGGTGCCTTAGAGAAAAAGATAAAAGAGATACAAGACAACTACAGGGTATTTGAAAAGATTCAAAAGAAGTTCCCTCGGGCTGTTGAAACTTTAGGTACGATTGCTTTAAAGGCGCGTAAAGGTGAGTATGACTTGGTTGGCGTGGACCCAGAGTTCGACGTGACTAAACTATCGCCGGAGCAAAAAGCGGAGTTTACTGCGTTAGCGAACCAGTTTAGGTCTTTACCTTCTGAAGTGCAGACCATGTATAAAGATATGCGCCAAGGTTACCGAGATGTGTTCCTTGCGTATAAAAAGTTTGTACTAGATAAGGCAAAGGACGGCAGTCAACGTGCCGAGTTAGAAACTCAGTTTACTAGAAACGCACCTGCTATAGGCTACATGCCTGCTTTGCGTTTTGGAGAGTATTTCCTTGAGTATACTGACGTATCTAGTGGGGTTGAAGAACGAGTAGTCACTGCTTTTGAATCCCCTGCACAACGTTCTAGGTTTATTGCGGAGAATCGCAACATAATTAAAGGCGATCCTCTACCGTTTGATAAGGCTGAGACGGCTACATTTAGCCCTGAGCGTTTCCCTCCTACCTCTTTTGTAAGCAAGGTTATGGATGTCATCCCACAGGGGCAAAGAGACGATGTGTATCAGGTGCTATTATCTTTGTACCCAGAAAGCACTTACATGGATCGCATGAAGCGGTATAAAGGCACGGAAGGCGCATCTATAGATGTAGTGCGTGGGTATGGCGATACTATGCTTAAGGGCGTGCGCAAAGTAAACGCGCTAGAGTACTTACCCCAAGTGCAAAACGCGATAGATGAAATAATAAAAGAAAGAGGCACTGGGCTTTCACAAGCTATCAGAGACGAGATCATCAGGCGCAACAACACGGGGTTCATGCAGAATCCTACTTACGGAAAGATGACTTCGTTCTTCGCCACTAGCGCTTACTCTCTGTTCCTATTAGGTAACGCTTCGTCTGCGCTTATTAACACGAGTGCTATATTGCTTTTGACTTACCCACGTCTAGCGTCTAGATACGGCTTCAACGAAGCTAATAAAGTGCTTATGTCTGCTATGCAAGAAGCATTGCCTTCTTTCCGTCCTAAAAACCAGAGACAGGAAAGCTTAATAGAATATAAATGGCAGTCTGATCCCAAGTACAAAGCTTTGTATGACGGGTTGATGGAGAAAGCTCAGCTAGAACACACACTGTCGCGGGAAATATTAGAGGGTTCTAAGCAGTCAACTGCTGACTTTAATTCTAACAGCGCGCGGTTTATGAATTTGCTGAGTATGCCGTTTTCTGGAGCGGAAAAATACAGTAGGGCTACTACAGCTATAGCAACATACAACTTAGCAAAAGCAAACGGAAAAACAGAGGCACAAGCTGTCGAAGAAGCAGTTAACGAAGTTATGGATGTACATACTTCTGGACTTGCAGCGGAAGGCCCTAGCTTAATGCAGCATCCGGCTGGGCGTGTAATGTTTACGTTTAAGAGTTTTATATGGAACAGTGCTAACGTGATCGGCATGACCATGTATAACTCTGTCGCAAGTGAAGACGCGGCAACAAGAAGTATGGCACGTAAGCAAGTGCTTGGTATCTACGCAGTAAGTGCAGCGCTTGGTGGTATAAACGGTCTACCTTTCTTTGGAGCTGCCGCTACTTTTGCCAACATACTGGAAGCTTTAAATCCGTTTGACGACGACGATGAACCTTTCAACGCTAAGGAAGAAGTACGCGCCGTTACTAATGACTTTTTGTTTAAAGGCCCGCTCAACTATTTAACGAACCTAGAAATATCTAACCGTGTTGGCCTCGCTAACGGTATGTTATTCCGAGAAGACCCATACAGCGTAGAAGAGCGAGGCTACTTAATGACTGCTCTAATGCAGGCTACTGGGCCGGTGGGTAGCTATGCGTTTAACTTCGAGAACGCCATGGGCTTATTAAGAGAAGGAGAATACCTACGGTTTACCGAAGCTATGTCTCCAAGCGCCGTGCGTAACATACTTAAAAGTGCGCGTTACATTAAAGAAGGAGCAAGGACAAGAAGCGGTGAAGAAATAGATACGGATATAAACGCATATAATTTATTTATGCAGGTGTTAGGCTTTAGCCCCGCGGACATATCCAATGCTTATGAAAACCGTTCTATGGCGTTAAATTATCAAGCTAAAGTCCGTGCCAGAAGAAAAAATATTCTTGATAAATACTACATAGGCAAAGAAAACGGCGACGTAGAACTTATGCTAGAAGCTAGAGAAGAACTGCAAGACCTGCGTATGCAGTATCCGGGTATAGCAAGTAACGATACTTTAGCCCGTTCTTACAGAAGTAAAAAGGCCTATGAAAAAGATTTAATCCTCGGTCTTCGTTTCGATAAAGGACTGAAAGATAGAGTAACCGAGCGCTATTTAGAAGACTTTATAGCCTAAGTTCTCCATACCCGGATGCCCCGCACTCCGTCTTCAATTACTACTTTAGTAACCACTTTAAATTTAAAACGTTTGGTTTCCTTTAGTATTACTTTGAGGGCGGAGGGGGGATGCAGGCAGGGTATAAAGAACGACGCCCCTGCCTTGAACTTAGTCCAGTTGATCTGGTAGTTCACTTTCTCCACTAGCATTGTCTGCTTCCTTAGCTATAGCGTTGGTGCCAATAAACTCTGGGTGAGAAGAATCAAACCACACACAGCGGGTAGCACTAGTCGTCATAGCCATACCCTTACCCATGTTTTTGTTATGCGTCCTTATAACACAGCCTTTATCTTTTAGCTCCCGTATTGTGGAGTCGTAGTTAACCTGCCTCTTGTTTAAGAAATCTTTAAGCCTACCCGAAGCTATGTAGATAATATTCGCATCTGGTTCTTCCCTGATATACAAAGCTCCACGCGGTTCCAAGTAAGGACGCTTAGTCTTACCCGACCGTGCATCTGCTGCGGCGTCAATAGACAAAATGTTTTGCGTATGCTCGTTAATAAACTCACCGATAAGTGCAAAGGAGTCGTTTACTGGAGCTATAGTAGTCTCACGCAAGCTCTTAATTTCCGGTGCAGCCCTCTGATATATGCGCTTCATATCAAGCGTGACTATGCCTGCTTCTACCGCAAGTAGTCCTCCTGCTATGTTACAAGCCATCGCTGCTGACCAGTTACGCTCACGTTGAGTTAAGCTAAGCTCCTTATCTATCTTTGCCTGTGTGTTTAATACTCTGTTTTTAGCGTGTTCAGGGTTAGCCATGATGTACTGCACGAACGGTTCTATGGCGTGTCCGAAGTTCTGGCTTAGTTGGTGGTCGAACATTGCCTTACCTTCCGCAGTTGAGATTACATTTACGTCTTGGTAGTCGATGAAAAACTCAAGTATCCGCATCAGCTCCCCATCAGGCGAGTTCTTTGTGTTCATTAGCTTCTGGTAGAAAGATGCGTTCGAAGATGACAGGGTTATGTTACGCCACGTAATCTCATTCTTACGGTTAGCGTTAATGTGGAAGTGCGCCTTCTCCTTGCCGCGCCCTTGTGATGCAGCATAAGCAAACTTGCCTATGTCCTTGTCTTCAATGTTTGTCATTTCGTCTATCGTATTTACGATATTGTTTAGCGTGCCTAGTTTGTTTATCCGACCTGTAACCGTATCGTCTGGCGTGCCTAGTAGCATCTCGGGATCACCGGCTATGCTGTTTGCCATACGCAGGATTGTAGTTTTGCCTGTACCTGCTTTGGGGTGCACCAAGTTAATTATGGCGCCTTTCTGCCCTGTAAAATTGAGCAGTATTGAACCGAACCCGCTGAGTGCAGCGAACGCGTGCATTTCCAACCCCGGTCGATTGTACAGCTCGAATACTTCTCTCCACTTCTCGTAAGACCCGCGCGGCTCTAAGTAGTCGCTATAGGTCGCTGTTACGGAGGAAGGCGGCGAGTGGTATACACCGTCTACCCGTATCTCTCTTTCACCCACGATAAAAGCAGAGTGGTTATCTGCCCAGCCAAATTGAACGCGCATCTTATCCGCCTTATTCTCTGTTGATAGCGCCTTAATAGAGTCGATTACATACTTATGCAAGTAGGGAGTAGTCTTTTTGTCTGCTAAAACGCCGTTTTTCGCCAGTACTTTAGTTAGCTCTCTTGAGTCTAACTGTTCGTTTTTTATAGTAAATCTACGTTCTCCGTCTTTTGGAAGGTGTACTACAGCAATCGCAACGTCTCCGTCTGTAGGGTCAGTCATGCGTTGCTCTATATAAAAGTCGTACTCGTACACAAACTGAGCGCCTTCTCCGTCCTCTGTCTGCATATAGATACCGCCGTTCTCTCCCCACACGTAGGGGGGTCGGTATTTAACACCTTGCTTACTAGCTTTTGCCTTCTTGAGGGTCTGCCCAAGGACGATGGGGCTTTTGATCTTGCCTTTGTGAGGACAGCCATTGCAACCTTCTGGGTTGTTAGCTTCAAACTCTGCACAGGAATGCGGGCCTTTTATGCCCTTCATCTTTCTTTCAGTTGCTTCGGGGCTGTAGTCTGCGTGCCCCTGCGAGATTATGGTAGCTGCCTTAGTGCTGTCTTGGCAGAACTTAGCTATAGACAACGCATCGAACCAACGCGGTTCAGCGAGAGTTGCCCTGTTCCTTATGCAGTCGTGTAGCTGCAAGCACCCATCAGCACGGGTGACTATCTTCTTGAATACACTTGTATAGTTTTGGTTTAACAGTTCTTGTAGTGGGTTTTTCTCAAGCGGTCGCTTGTCTACTTCCTCTGCGTCAGGGTCAACTCCGAGTATTTCACGAAGCTCGTCTGGGTCAATGCGATTAGTCGAACCTCTTAATACTGTTACTGGAGCAGGAGGATCGTATTTTTGATTGAAGGTCCCCGGCACCCGTAAAACACGGGACGCGTCGAAGACACGTTGGTCAGCGTAAAACTCTTGTGTCACACAGATTTGCTTAAGGCGTTTGCATATAGGTAGCCATTTAGCCCGAGGTACTTCTTCTGTCAGTGCCCAGTATGCGTGTATTCCGCCCCCAGAATCTATTACAGCAGGGAAGGGTAGACCTACGGTCTCACAAAACTTTTTAAGTGCTAGCTGCGCATCTTTCTTAGTTTCGTATCCTTGAGGTAAACCAGTAGACGATTCTATGCTACTTGCTTTACCTTCCCCGCAGTCTATATCTACCCAAATAGACTGTAATGATTCTACGTTTGTTGCTTCTCTGCTTCCGGCTTTTTCCAATTTACCGAGCATGAAGTAGACATCCTTACCTTGCTTTACGAACTTCTCAGCAAGGACATCTACCTGCGCTCTATCGTCAGTAAATTCAGAGAAAAAACCTGAGCCTGCGCCAACCACACAGTAATAGCCGCCCGTGGGGACAACGTAATCTATGAGGTTGAAATCAGTCATTTTTTATACTCTATTATTAGATTTTTAATAGTGTCTTTCAGCTCGTTGCTTGGCTCATGTATGCCCGTAAACCAGTTGTAAACTGCTTGCCGACTAACCCCAAGCCGGTGTGCGACTTCGGCAACGGGCACTTCTTTCGAAATGCACGCGCGACCGAGTTTTACACCTAGCATGGAGCCGTCAGCCTGTTTATTTAGACTACTGAGCCGCTTTGTGTAGCCATAGCTCATTAGTCTTCGTCGCCCCATATGTCAATGATGTCAGCCATTTCTTCGTCGTCCGCCGGTGCAGCTTCCTTCTTTTTCTTGCGCTTCACAGGCTCAGCAACTTCTTCCTCATCCTCGTCGAACAGATCAGGTTGCTTAGTTATCTGGCCTTCAGCTTCAAACATATCGTCATTGTCTTCTGCGGCAGAGAACAGGCTTTTAGCTTGGTCAGCCGTGAACCCGTCAGCTTCCTCGAAAGGCGAAGCAGGTTTGTAAGGCAGATACTTGAGCACCTGTACACCGCGTAAGCGGAGAGAAACACCAGTAGTCGCCATTTTGAACGGGATCATTTCGACCGCTATATTTACTGTACTACCAGTAGTTAGCATAAAGTCGCTGCCAAGGCGGTCGTTCTTTGCGTCAAACTGCGCAGGCGGCTCGGTCGCATTGCCACTGTATGCTGCTTTGAGACTAGTCTTACCAACAAACGTACCGTCTTCTTGCTTCTTGAAAGGCATCTCTAGCTTAGCAGGCCAAGACTTATCGCGGCCTTTAGCGTTGGTGTAAGCATCCTGCATGATTCCATAAAGCGCTTTGGCTTGCGCAGAAGTCATGCTGAAGTCTAGCTCGTAACGGGCACCGTCTTCGGTAGGGTCGCAAGGTACGCTCTTACCGTTCTTACCTGCCTTGTTATCGAAGCGGTAAGGTTTGTCCAGACGAGGGTAACGTGCTTCAACGCCTTTGATTATGTGAGATGGGTTAGCCATAAATATTTCCTCTATGTTTCCTGTAAAAGGATTTGGTGATTGCGAAGCGGCTTCTATTTGCTGCCTCGCGGTTGCAAGCTCTTCCTCGGCTAAAGGTCGAACTGGTTTAAAATATATCCGGTACGAGTTGTACTGCTCGACTAGATATAATTCGGTTAAAATTTCTTCTGCTTCTTCTTGGTTTTTCTCTAAGTATTCAATGTACTTATAAAAGCCAAGCTTGTTAGTTTCTTTGGCAAACAGACTGCTAGCACTTATGCGCACCTCGCAGACTATGCCGTCTTCTGGTAGTAACACCTTGATGATCTGGTAGAACTTACATGGGGCGCTACGATTAAAGCCGCCGCTCTTAATGCTTCGAGTGCAGTCCATACACCGCCTAGCTTGCACCTTGTCATCAGGCACGTTGTCGTCGGGGTGCGTACAGCCAGTAGACCAACACACTAAACCTGTGCTGTCGTAGTAGCCTCTAGATAACTCTCCTCTATCAACTATCATCACCTGTAGAGAATCTAGGGGGGAGTTGGTCCGTGGGTGTAAGAAACACCCATTTTCATGTCTTAGTCGAATCATTTTTTACGCGGCTTTAAAACAGAAACAATATACTTACGGTTGACTTGTAAACCCGCAGGCATAAGGTCAGGGTTGTCCTCAAGAAACTGCTTCATGGCTAGGCCAGAGATTCGTTTCTCAAGTAGGTGGAAAGCGTCGTGCTCCTTGAGGAAGTCGTACATCCTTTCCCAGTCGCTAGTCCAGTAGTGAGACTGTACTCTACGGCTTACTGTGCCAGAGGGTGTCCTTAGACTATCGAGGTCTTGCTCTTCGCAGAGCGCAAGCAGCTTTTCTACTACCGTTTCTTGCTGCTTTTTTATTGTCTTTATCTCGTCTTCTTTCTCTTTAATAGCGTTCCGCATCTTTATATAGATTTTGGTTAGCTTGTCTGCTGAGTCTTTCATGGCTCCTCCTAAATAGCAGGGATTGCCAGTGTATGTCAGCCTTATTTACATTGTCAAGCATCTATTTCTTGTTTATATAAATCTACGATTTTAGTGTGGTTATCTATGTTAGACCGCAACATCTTGTATAGCCTGCGCTCCACTTCACTGCCTTCAATGTGCACCACAGTCATTGGGTTGTGTTGTCCCGGTCTGTCGATACGAGCGTTTGCTTGTAGGTAAGTCTCCACACTGGTGACGGGAGCGTACCATATCACTGTATTAGCAGCGGTTAGCGTAAGGCCGTGCGAAGCTGCTTGCGGCTGAATGATAAGCACCTTTATTTTATCTGTGGTCTGGAAGTCCTTGATAATATCACTGCGCTTGTTGACCGATACCTTGCCAGATATTATGTCGGCGCTAATCTTGTTCTTGTTACAGAATTCTTTAAGTAATTCAATAGTGTGGGTAAACGGCACGAATACAAGTATTTTGTGAGACGATTCGTCTATTACTTCTTTAATAACCTTAAGCCTGTTGCTAACGTCAAACTCAATGACCTCTCGGTCGTCCGAGTACACAGCCCCGCCCGATATTTGCAGTAGCTTATTGAGGTTAGTTGCAGCGTTAACTGAAGTGACTTGCTCGCCGTCCGCCTCCATTATCATGCGGTCTTTTAGCTGTTTGTAGTACGATGCCTGCTGCTTGGTCAGTGGGGCTTCCCGATCTACGAAAGTCACTTTGGGTAGGTCTAAGCATTCTTCCTTGCGGAATCTTATCGCCGGTTGCAATGCAGCATGGACTGTCTCACTCGCATCGGGCTTAGGGCGCCAAGTATATTGTGATACTTTATACATGACCTTATCTTTGAACTGCCCGAAGTACTGGGGTACATTTTTAGGGGCGACTAACTTAGCTAAACCAAACGCATCAGTTGGCGCTTGTGCTGCTGGCGTACCCGTAAGCATCCACAGCCAATCTATTCCTTTGCATAAGTCGCGTAGTATCTTCCATCGGTTTGTCTGTGCGTTCTTGTAGGCGCTTGCTTCGTCTACCACAATTAGGTCAAAGCCGCCCTTCTCTATCTCTTCTTTTACTACTGCTACCCCGTCAAAGTTTATAATGACAAACTCTGAGCCTGCGTTGATTATTCTTCTCCGCGTAGCCGAGGTTCCGTGTGCCACAGAACAAGTGCGGTGCATAGCAAATTTAAACAGGTCTTCCTGCCATGCTGATTTCATAATAGACAGAGGACATATTACAAGCACGCGATTGATGACCCCCTGCTGCATCAGATAATCTGCTGCCCATATTACAGAAGCAGTTTTACCTGTTCCCTGCTCGTTAAAACAAAATGCTTTCTTGTTGAGCGTCAGGAAAGAAGCGGTCTTCTTCTGGTGAGCAAACGGGTCAAAGCGACCCGACCACTCGTAGTCTCGTCCTATGGGAGATGGCACGTCTTTTACACCCAAGCTATTTAACACTTGAGCTTCATGTAGGCGCCACGGCAAGGCTAGTTTGAAATAGCCATCGTCCTGCTCTGATACTTTGTAATTCTTTACGCGTTCAGTCACGAGGTGCGGACGTTTAGTCTTTAGCACCATCGCTCTGTTGTTTATTATCTTCATGCTTTAGCTGTCTTCTTGCGCTCGCGTTTACTAGTTTCAGATACAAGGTTACCCTTTGAATCCCGCTTGAAAGAACGGTTACGGCTCGCTGTCTCTACTCTAGTACCGTCAGAGTTCTTGCCGCCTTTGTCCATTGCTTTCTTGTGGGCTACGTCATTACCGTCGCCTTTGCTTACCTTGCCTTCTCGCTCGGCTTTGCGACGGGCGGCATTGCGTTGAGCGCGTTTCTTCTTTTGCTCTTCGGTGCCTTGGTAGTTTTCATACTCGGATTTGTAATTTCGTTTACTCTTCGTCATGATAATTCCAGTCCTTTTCTCTGTTACTCAAGCGCCTGCCCACCCTGTAATTTGCCTTTAAGCCATCTTTTATTAACTGCATGCCCCACTCAGCTGCGCATTCAGGGTGAAAATAAACGGTTAGCATTCTGATAGCATATTCTTTACTATGGTTAGTGTTTTCTTGTATAGCTAGTTTCACTATCGGCGGAAACATATCATATATTGTTTGTAGGGGAAGGTGCGCGTCCCAAGTTACATACGCATCTCCTTGTTCTATTGCATGTCTAAACCCGCAATTAGGGTAGAAGCATGTTTGTGATATTGCTTTATCCCAAGGGAGTAAAGAGTCAGCGCCTTTTTCACGTGCCGTCATTATCTTTTCCTATTATGTTCGCAGCTAGTAACCGGACAGAACGCACACAGCGGCCCGTCGATTGCATTCCACACATCGTTTTCTTCTGCTACCGTTAGTCTTTCCAGCTCGTCATCAAACACACTGAAGTACGACTTATACATATCTACGGTGTGCTTTTTCTTTATAAACTCGTTACTTACTACGTATGCTAAGGCAGACTTAATTACTTTTACTTGGGGGTAATTTACAAATGTCGCCCCCGCCATTAAGTCAAGCTGTTTAGTGTCAGCATACTTGGCGTTCTTGCCTGTCTTGTAATCTACAATATAAGCTTTCTCGCCGTTTATTATTAGCAAGTCGACGATACCCCGCCACCAAACATCCTTGGCGAAAAAACTAGTGGGCTTGTAGACGTTGTTTTCTTTTGACACCGCCATGCGTATTTCACAGTGCTTCTCGCCCTCGATGCGGTTGAAAGCATCTAGTATTTTCTTCACATAATTAAACTTAGCGGGGATAGGCTCGCCATCTCTTATGTAATGCTCGGCAGCTTTATGCACTTCGTTGCCGTAGAAAGTAGCAGCGTTGCCTTTATCTTTAACATCCTTAGCTACTTTCAAGTGGTAGTATTTCTTAGGACATTGTTTAAACGTGCTTATGCTACTGTAGGACCAAGCTGTCATAGTAGACCTTTCTCTTTTAGGATTTCGTAGTTCGTTGCGTGGGCATCTTCTATTTTTTGTTTACTTTGCCCGTAGTACGGTACGGCTAAGTGTTCACTTACTAGTGCGGCGTTAACTGAAGTTTTGTCGCTCAACATTATAACACCTAAGTAGCGTCCGAACTCGTCTTTTTCTCGGATAATTAGTTTGTACGTTCCTCCGACGTGCAGTGTCTCCTCGACAAACTCCTTTGCCAAGATTCCGGCAGCTTTTTCTTCTGCATCTCTCGTGCAGCACTTTGGAATATCAATACCATAAAGATATATGCGCTGATTGCAGCGCCAAGTATCAAAGCCAAGATCAATATCAACATCAACATCTACTGTATCTCCATCAACAATTCGAACGATCTTACAGTCGTATTCGTACATTATTCTTGCCCCTTTTTATGTAGCACAAACCCGCCTATCTGTCTTTTGGTTGGGTCAGTTAACGAATCCAACGTGGTCAGTCTGTCGAACTTACGCTTAGGTTTACCCTCAATGTCAGTATCAGTGTAAGCGTTGCGCGGGCACTGGGTTATCTTCCCGCCTCTAGCTAAGTATTCTTCTATCTGCTTTGCTATCTCTTTACGCTGTTCTTCTTTTTGTTCGAGGGTTAAAACGTCAGTCCATGTCGTGGTCACTAAAGTATGCCTCTGTAAAACACATGCTTGTGTATCTTGGTTGTAACTTCTCCAGTGTAAGCCCACTCAGGGAACACCTTTGTACTATGGTAGTGGGTCGCGCCCTCTGTAATATCAGGTACGAAACCGCTCAAGTGAGCAATGTACAACGAATTAAACCATGCCTGTTTGTTCTTAGGTTCGTCACTTTTCCCGTCACAATAAAAACTAAACTGGCACTTATTTCTTATCGGTACACCGTTCCAGTAGTACCCTTGCTTAACCACATCACACGCATTGTCTGGGTAACGTGGGTCTTCTATCCTGTTTCGTATTACTAGAGCAACTGCAACCTGCCCTTCGGTCGGCTCGCCCCTCGCTTCAAAGTACACTGCCATAGCAACGCACATAAGAGCGGGGGTAATCATCTTTTTACCATCCTGCCGGATATTTCTAAAGGGTTATGTTTTCCTCGCCGTTCTACTAGGTACACTTCGAACTGCTCGCCTTCTATGCGTATACCATAGGTACGTTTTTCTTTTTTAGCGCAGAACTCTGCTTCTTCTAGCGCAGCTGTAAGCTCAGTGAAGTACGACATCTTCCACCTCGTATTCGTAATTAACAGTTTTCTCGTTAGAAGAAAATATACCTGCTCCGTTACTTAAGTGAAACTTCATAGCAGTATCTGTGTGCGGTGACATAGTTATTACTGCGTCTACCTCTGGGTGCATCACAGGTGTAGCTTCTAATAGGTTGTTGATTAGCTGCCTGCCGTGTCCTTTCTGGTATGACCAGATTGAGTAAGGGCACAACACGGTGCCCAACTCGCCATATATCTCTTCACGTTCTGCTAACTTTTCTTCGATTTGCGTGACTTTACCTGCGGCGATAAACTTTAGCTGTCTCTCATCTTGCGGTACAAATTTACAGATGATTACACAAACAACTGCGGCTATTTCTCCAGTCTCATTATTAATTTCTGCGTATACATGAAACGGGTCTTCGAACCGCACGCTGTTGTCTTTGAATAATTTAGCTCGCACAGGGTCATCGTCAATCAAATACAGATGGTCTGCGGCGTTACACTTTATCAGCATCTTCAAACTCCTGAAGCATGGCTTCTAGCTTTTCCACCGCTTCGCTTGCACGTTGCAGCATAGCCATAATCTCTTCGGCATCAGCACCATCTATTTCTATTGTTATTTTCATTTGACGTTGTGTATCTCGATTAGCAGGTCAATGCAATGTTTAGCTTTCTCTAAGTCCGCTAAGGGTTGCCCTTTCAACTTCCACCTAGTTATGTACTTTACTACATTACCTTCTAACAGGGACAAGCCGTTCTTCTCTGCATACTCAGCAGGTTGAATAGCCATGTTCTTATAATGCGTCCCGCCCGTCTGTTTCTGTAGAGCTGTCTCCTTCGGCAGTGGGTCGGTTGGCTTCGCCATTTGTGCGTATATCATTCTCTTTCTCCGTCTGTTTTGGTTTCTCAAAGATTTTTGCCCAGTTCTCCCCGAAGTCTTTAGCAGGGATAAGCAGGGGTCTGCGTCTACTACCTTTTCCACTCATTTGTTTTCCTCTAAAAATTATGCTTTTACGTTGTAGTCTTTATCAACAAAGCCTTCTTTACTACCATTTACGAATGTTGAGTTTACCCAAACTTTCTTTCCGCTCTGGTATGTGCGTATATGCCCCCGCCGCATGTGGCTGCGTTTACCGCCTCCTCCCCCGCTAATCCCGTGGACATAAGAGCTATCCCAAATCTCTCCACCTATGGATAACACTTTGTAATCGTAGTTAGCATCTTTATTGTTTCTAGCGTGCTTCTTAGCTAGTTTGACAGGAACATTTATGGGTACTTGTTTACAATCTGTTACTTCTAGAAGTTTGCAAAATGTTGCTACAGAAAAGAAATCGGGTCTGTAATCTTTTATTAAAGCTTTTTCAACCGCCTCCACGTCCCCTTTAAAATATTTATCCTCTAATAAAATTTCAACCGCCTCGGAGGTAAACCTATCTGCGTTTAGTGATACTGAATAAGAGTAAAATGTTTCGTCGTTAGGCACGGTTGGCGTATCAGTTTCAAAACAAAACCTAGCAAAAACCGGGACGTTCACCCATTGCCTGTCTACAGGATCACAAACAACTGTAGCGCACAGTATATCTGGGCGACTATCTTTAGATTCTTGGTCTTGCATTAAAAAAGATACCTTGTAAGACTCCACGGGCACATTGCCACTTGGCGCCTCTGGTCGCGTATCCATTATCATTGTAGTTTGTAACAAAGCCATCTTTGGGTAAGGTAGTTTATAAGGTATATATTTTTCTCCGTCATACGTAGGGATTAAATCCCCCCTACGAAACACTCCGCTAACATTAGGAACAAAAAACTTGGGGGACTTCTCTATACCTTCTGCAATCATACCTTCGAAGAAAGCTGACTCTTCGTAGTTTCTGGAGCTAAGATAAGCTGCTTGATTGCGCAGCGCACTTATTGCATCTTTAAACTTTCCCCACTGGGGTATACCCCTAACTGTTTGTTGTTTCATGTTTATCTCCTCATTAAAGGCCCGTAGCGTGGGCTAGCCGGTGTACACACAGTGCGGAGAACTAACTGCCTAAGCAGGAGTGATGAGCTACTGTTATACACTGCGGGTGTTGCGGCTATCGCGAACCTACCCACCGCCCGCTGGGGTATACAGGGGGAAACATACTAAAAACCCCTGTAAAACTTAACATTCTCCGTATGATCTGCCATAACCGCCTTCACAATCAAGCGGCAAGTCCGGCGCCCATGTAGGACGCACCCTCATTACTTCCTCGACATGGCGCATTGCCTCCTCCACTTCATCTTCGGGGACAATACAACCTATCGCATCGTGCACGGTCATTACTACTTTGTATTTCTTAGCAACTCTAAGCAACTGCTCACCTATCACAATGCGAGCCAATGCCTGACAAACGTTCTCAATAACCTTCCCACCGTAGATGCGGTTGGGGATTATAGCCCTGCCTTTGCGAGTGTCGTAAACCGTCTCGTCGTACCCGTCCTCTTCCTCTGCCTTTTGAACTCGCAGGTTGGGGTACTTTATATACAGTCCGTTGGGTAGGCGTATGCCTGTCGAGCCTTCGACTGTGAGTATTCCAGCACGTCCTAGCTCGTCCACCTTGTCTTCCATCATGGTCTTGAGTGCCTTGTTTGCATCTCTCCACAGGGCAGGTATTTGCGGGTATGTATCACGATATACATCGATAATTCTCTGACATTCTTCCTCTGGTAGGTCGGCTCCG